CCTGAGTGTCTAAGGTCTTCTATTAGTCTAGGTTCTGCACTATCAGCTATTATAAGTGTCTTACCTACTTTGTCTACTACTATCTTTGCTAATTCGTGTGACTTTAAACCGTTTCTGTATATATGTTCTTTTAAGTATATCTTCTTTTTCGTTTTATCTATAGCTACTTCTATTAGTGTGTCTGGATCTACACTAAACCCGAAGTCCATACCGCAAGAAGTTTGTAGTCCGTTGGGGTTAAAGTTTCCTATATTCCAGTTTTCAAATACTACACCTTCTGCTTTATCTAACCACCCGCCTAAGATTTTATGATTATACTTTTTTATATTGTTTTGTTGTATAGTCTTTATACGTTGTAAGAAACTTTCGTTAAGGTTTTGTTTATTGTCTAAGTATGTAGAGTGTATGTAGCATACATCTTTTTTTATACCGTTAAATTCAGAAGATACACCCCTTGCTTCAAAGAACCTTTTATATATCCAGTGTTCTTTTGTTGTTGGGTTAAGTATTAATACTATTCTGTTTTGTACTCCCTTTTCTCTAATACTAAGGTCTATAGTGTCAAATGTATTTTCGTCTATTAGTTCTTCTGCTTCGTCAAGTACCCAAGTAGATATACCTTGTAAAGACTTTAGACTTGCTGTCTGGTTTCCTGAAGACGTTTTAATACCTCTAAATATAATGTCGCTATTCGTTTTAGTATTAACTACTTCACTTTTGTTTATATTAAATATACTCGTAAACCCTAACAGTCCTATCTTTTCTAAAAATTCTGGTACAATACTTAGGTGTGCACTAATCATAGTGTACCTTGTGAACAGTACCCTAACACCTTTAGACATAGTAAGCAGTGTTAAAAATACAGTAACCGCAAAAGACTTACCAGAACCTCTACCACCTGTAACTATGTAGTATCTACAGTTTGAAGTAAATAGGTTGTTGTATTTGCTATTCAGTTTCAGTGTCTATAAAGTTTATTACAGGCATATTTAAGCTTTCGTCATTTGTTGTTACGTCTACTCTTTGTTGAGGTTTACCGTAGAAGTATTCAAAGAATAATTTAACAGACCACTGTTCTTGATTGTCTAAACCCTTCTTTAACGCCTCTAAAGCTTTAGCGTTCATAGGTGTTAAATTCTCTATAAGTTTTTGTTCTTCTGCTTTACTCTTACGACCTGAACCCTTCCTAGCACCGCCGTTATTTTTTCTTTTGTCCATATTTGAAAAAGATTGATTAACCAATTTAATATATAATATAAATAAGTCTTATTTGTTTGTTTCTGGTTCTTCTAAGACAAAGTTAAACTCACTCATAGACCATACCCTAATCTGTTCGCAATAGTCGTTAAATTCGTCTGTAGTAAGTTCTTTACTTGTGTCTGGTATAAATAATCGTTTTAGTTCGTTATGCATTTCAAACTTATGATAGCCTAGGTATTTTCCCAAAGGCAAAACTATACACTTAAAGTAATACTTATTTTGTTGTTCTGTTCTATTCACCTTTTATAAGTCCGTCTATATAGTTTTTACTTTTACAGTGTTCTTCGTTTCGTTTGATCTCGGGCATACCTTCGTATTCGTTAGTTAGAACTTGCTCCATATAATGTTCGCAGCATATAGCTTCTTTACATACTAACTTATGGTTTATATACGATAGTCTTACTTTATGTAAGTCTTTAGTTTTATTACACTTATTACAGTTAAACTTCATTTTGTAACATATTGTTTATTTTATATAGTAGTTGTTCTGGTGTGTATATAGTTAAATTGTTATCAAATATTTTATATATCTGTATAAACTCTTTGTTTTCTTCGTTATGCACCCAGAAAGTTTTTAAACCTTTTTGTATTTGTTTTCTAAGTATTGCTTTTATGTTCTTGTATTTCATTTTCTGTATAGTGGTGTGTACTTTGTAGTTAAGTAAGATCGTTCTTTTATTTCTTTTGTGTGTTCTATTCCGAAGTGCATTTCAAAACCGTAGTCTTCGTTTATTATTTTAGGTAGTGTTATTACCTTGTCTTCTATATTCTCGTATTCGTTTATTATAGAAGGTTTGTCGAAAGTTATTTTTTCTCTACCTATTTTTTTACCGTTTATTATCTTCGACATATTTTTCTAATTCAAATTCTAAATGATTAATAGATTTCTGTATACAGTCTACAGGTGTTTCGTGTTTATGGTATGCACGTAAAATATAAGTTACTGCAGTACCTAAATGATAAGGTAAATTAAAGTTGTCGCATACCTTCCTAGCTTCGTAACCGTTATTACCTTTGTAATATTCTGGTACTCGTTCTAATCCTAGTTCTTCTTTAGTCTTTAACATTTTAGGGTTTATCATTTGTTTACTGTTATCTAAATTACGATCTACTTCGTAATAGTATTTACTCTTTTTCATATAAAAAATACATCTTAAATTTAGGTGTTTCTTTTTTTAATACTCTTATATATTTTACTTCCTTTTTTTCTTTTTGGTACTTAGGGTTTTTACTGTTTAATTTACGTTTCTTCATATCTTAGTTATTATGTCTTGCATAAACTTATATATACTGTTTAAGCAACTACTACAATTTGTATTAGTATTATATGTAGTATTGTGTATTGTGTTATATAATTCTATTAGTCTTTGCTTACTCTTTATGTCTTTTACTTTTCCGTTTGTTATTAGTTTCCATACTTCTTTTATTTCTTTTTTAAGGTGTGTAGGTATTTCTTTTGGTGCTTCGTACTCTTTTGTAGCTAACCAGTATTCTTTTGGACATTCCATAATACTTATACTTGCTTTTATACGCATAAAACAACCGCATACTTTACAACTTCCTGTAGGTTTAAAATATTCGTCACAACCTCTACAAGTGTCAAGTCGTTCTTTATATATTTCTTTATTTACAAAAAACCTATTCATTTAATTTTTTTAGAACGTCACTTAATTTATATCTTATAGTTCTTGTTCCTAATTTATAATAAGGTATTTTACCTTTATTTCTCCAAAAATGTAAAGATACTTTACTTATTCCTATAATTTTTGAAAGTTCTTTTTCTGTTATTAAATTTTCTGTTTCCATAATTTTAAGTTTTTAATTTTTCTTTAAGTAATTTTCTTACGTTATCTATTGTAGTAAATAAACTGTTTCTACTTATTCCTGTTTTCTTAGCTAGACTGTCTAAAGTATTACCTTCGTAGTAGTACATCTTAAATAGTGTCGAATCGTACCAGTACAGACCGTCTAGTTGTTTATCTATTTCTTCTAACTTCTTATATTGATAGTTATTTACTTCGTTAGGTATATTGTAAAGGTTCTTAGGGTTTGTTAGTTCTCCGTTTTCTGTTAAGTCGTATGTACTTGTACTACTTTGTTCGTCTATTCTTGTGTAGTATTTCCTAAACTTATAGTAGTAAGGACTGTTTTTACTTTGTAAACTTCTTCTTATTACTACTGCTCCGTATCTTATTAAACCTTTTTCACCGTCTTTTTCGTATATTCCTTTTAGTGTGTCGGGGTTGCATTGTAATATATATAAATAAAATTCCTGTACTACTTCGTCTACTTCGTTCTTGTCGGTAGTAAGTCCGTAAGTCATTTTCTCAAAGTGACTTCTTAGGTCTGCTAATATTTTATATATCTTGTTCAATTTCTAAGTCTTGTATTTTCTCTATAAAGTTATAACCTTCTTCACTTAATATATGTTTGTAAACTCTAACTGTACTTCTATTAGTTTCGTTTTCTAATCCTACTAAATAGCCGTTTACCATAGTTGTAAAGTGTGTAGGTATTAAACTTAAAAAGTCTTGATAATTTGCTATTCCTAAAACGTCTGATTTGTAGTTGTTATGGTGGTCTATAATTATATTAGCTACGTCTATAAAGTCTTTGTATTTACTTTCGTCTTTTGTAACATCTTTTATAGTTGTAGTAATCATATCTAAATATTCACTTAAAACTATTTCGTGTTTATAGTTAAGACAAATCGGCTTTAAGAGCATTTACTTTTTGTTTATATTTTTTTATTAGTTCTTCGTAGTCGCACCTCATAAACTTTACTGTACTTCTTGTAGCTAGTAAATTTAGTTTTTCTGCTGTACCTTCTTCTATTCTTATATCTAATAACTTAGAGTATGCATAAACATTCCCGCTTAAATGCATATTGCACCTATAACACTGTACTTGTACGTTTTCTTCGTGCCACCTTGTAGCTAAGTGTCTTCTACTCATAAAGTGCCCTGCGTGCATTCCTTTTTTATAGTGTCCTGTTTTGTCGCAAGTATAACATTGTACTATTCCGTCTTTACTTGCGTGTCTTAGTCTAATAAATAAACTAAACCATTTGTCTAGCTCCTTTTTTAATTTACTTATTGTTTTCACGTTTCAATAATATAAATAATAAGTTTTTGTTTTATAATTATTTAATTTATTTATGAACAGTCAATTGTGTATATAGCTTCTTCGGTGTTTATAGATCCTACTATTTTTTGTATTTTGTCGTTTCTCTTAAATTCCGTTTGTCTATTTAAGTGTTTTAATTCCCAGTTAAAGTCGTACCCTCGCATATATAAACGACTTACATTAAATAAGTATATAGTGTTTTCCATTTTAACTACATATATAAATATCTTATCGAATTCTTGTGCGTACATAGTGTTATAACTGTACTTGTCGAACTCTATAAAGGTGTTTTCAAAGTGTTTACTTCTTATTTTTATTTCGTAAATGTTCTTGTTGTCTTCTGCGTCGAACCTATTGTACTCATATTCAGACGGTTGTATATTCTTTTTAA